TGCTCCAGCTTCGCGGAGACAACCTTGTCTCTCGTGACTTCGTGATGCGTCAGCTTCCCATGGAGATCGATGTCGTACAGATGCAGACTCAGATTGACAATGAACAGTTTGAGGATGCACTGAAGGCTGGACTGCAGGGATTCATGCAGTCCATTCCACAGATGGCAGCACAGGGAATGGACCCAATGGAGTCCATCATGAAGATGGCTGAGGTCATCAAGCTTCGAGAGTCCGGCCAGCCAATCCATGAGGCCATCCTCAGGGCATATAAGCCCAAGGAGGCCCCACAGGGGGCCTCTGTGGGCCTTGAGGGCATGGGTCAGCCGGTTGGTCCAGCAGCACCTCAAGGCGCTCCTGGCGCCCCTTCTGGGGCTCCGCAGGGAATGGACATGATGAGGCTTCTATCCAGCATGAAGAGCAATGGTGGACCTCCCACCATGACATCACAGACTAGGCGACAGGTACCGATCTAATGGAACCAACCGTGGGCCGAATGGTTCACTATGTAAGCTATGGAACTCCCGGCGGAGAGTACGGCAAGGAGTGTCGTGCTGCAATTGTAACTGGAGTCGGTGAGGGGATGGACTGTGATCTAGCCGTCTTCAATCCAACTGGCATGTTCTTCAATCGCTGTTACTATAACGAAGATAAGCCCGGCGGAACCTGGCACTGGCCGGAGAGGATCTGATGTCAATCAACCATGAGTGTCAGTATGCGGCCTACATCGGCCGCAAGCCAGAGTGGCAGACTGACGACTTCGGCAAGACTGTATGTGTGTACTGTCATGTCGAAGAGAAGAAGGTTCCGGCTCCAGTGGATGCCAAGCCAGCTATCACGAAGACCGTAAGGAAGTAACATGACCTACCAGGCATACACGCCAGCCGAGTCCGAGAAGACCGAGATCGGCGATCTAGCAGGAGAGAAGTTCCCGAATCACCCAAAGGTTGGACCTTGGTTCACTCTTCAGGGAACCGCATGTGAGCCATGGGAGGTTGGACTGTTCGAGTCCAACTCTGAGAACAACTCTCGCCCACAGTCCACCACCAAGTCTCCCGAGTGGGACTCTACTATCATCGTTCAGACCCCGACCACCAAGGCTGAGCCTGTTGGTGGCGGTGGATCTCTGGATCTGCCTAACCACGGAGGCTAACTGTTATGGCTGGCATGCAGGTATCAGGTCCTGGCAAGTTCTCTCAAAGGACCGACAAGCAGCCCCTAGCCAGCCTTAACAATGCTGACTATGGGGAGCAGAAGGCATACAAGCAGCTTCAGCAGGATGCGCCTATGGCCGCATCCCCATCGGTTCCATCTGGTCAGGGAATGGACTTCTCTTCCCTCTTCGGCAATGCAGCAAGTCGAGTCATTCCAATTGGCCAGGAATCTGGTCAGCCAGGAGTTCCAGTAACCAACGGCGCCTCCATGGGCGCCGGAGCGGGGATGGATGCACTGGGACTGCAGCCTGTTGATGCTGCAAGCCAGGCTGAGATCAAGGCCTGGCTTCCGGCCCTTGAAGCGATGGCGAACAACCCGAACAGTTCATCGAGTGCTCGTGCACTCGTAAGGAAGATGAAGGTGCAGAGTGGCTGACTGGTGGAACGATGAGGTGAGTGCTGCCTCTCAGGGAATGTATGATGATCCGTGGAGTGCCCTCAACTCGACCATGGTTCCTACCTCGCTTTTCCCGCGAGACCAGCAGCCAGCTATTGGAGCGAAGCCTACGGCGGCTTCGCTTGGCATGTCCCAGGATGACTTCAACAACTACGTCCACGTAAACGATGACGGCTCTTGGGCCGTCTCCAAGAACTCCGATGGCTCTCCGCGAGCCAAGGGTTTCATGGGAATGCTTGGAGCTGCTGCATCTTGGGTTAGCAGCGGAGTCAAGGGCATTGACAAGGGCATCTCCAATGCGCCAGTCATTGGGCAGGCATATGAGGCGAACAAGTGGCTAGTCAAGAAGACAGTCATTCAGCCTCTGGACATCGCTGCCACTGGCTCCTACTGGATGTACACCAATGCGGTCTCCAGGCCGCTTACGGCGGCCATTCTGCAGCTTGGTAAGGTAGGCCAGGGCAATGCCGGTGCACTGCTAGACAGTGGAGCATGGAGCCAGTCCTACGATGCGGCAGAGCACAGGACCCGCAAGGCTACTCAGGCAGATGTGGATGCAGCCAATAAGGCCGCGGAGAATGATCCACTGCATCGAGTGAACAGCCTCAAGGTCGGGGATGATATCACCACCCAGCAGGGTATCTCCCCCGGTCAGGCACTTGCCAACGCTGGCGAGACTCAGGGAATGAATCCCCTTGAGACCTACGGCCGCTCCCTGGCGGCCATTCCAACCTTCGGTCTGTCTATGACCCTCGGTGCTCAGCCTGATGCCAAGTACATGAACGAGAGTTACCTCTACGACACGAACTACTGGCAGAAGCAGGAAGGCTGGAAGTACAACGTAGGAACTGGACTGATGGACGCTACGGCGTCCGTTGCCCTGGATCCAACCATTGCTGGTGGCAAGGTTCTCAAGCCTATCCGTCTGGCTACTCGCGTTGTCAAGGTAGCCGAGGGCGAGCAAGCTGGAGCCAAGATCGCTGGTATCACTGTAGTCAAGCCTCGCACTGCCGAGCAGCTTGTCAATGGTGACGCTTTCACCAACCTTGCCAAGACTGCCATTGACAACAAGTGGTCCCCGAATCAGATCAACAATGCCCTTGAGCGTGGTCGCGGATCTCGCGGATCCGCTTTCACTACTCGTGACATGGGTGCTCGCCTGTCTCAGGTTCTGTCTCAGGCTGACAATGTCGACGACTGGAGGCTTGCTGCTCGATTCTCCATGGGAGATGAGGCAGCCTTCGCAGAACTGTCCCAGCGAAGCCAGAGCTTCGCGCTTGCCTACGGCAAGGCTCTTGATAATCGTGTCGACATCACCAATGCAGACAAGATCTACAAGAAGTCTTTCGCCTCTCTGGTTGACAACAACTTCCAGGCGAAGCCGATCAATCCAGCTCGCTGGCAGTATGCGACCGAGGATCTTCAGCGTCCGTTTGGACCGATCCCAGAAGAGTATGAGGCTGCCAAGTACAAGCCGCGATCCATTGAGGATCGCGTTAAGGTGGATGAGCAGGGCGGACTGTTCATCCGCTCACCATATGTGACGGCTGATAAGGCTGCGGCTGAAGAGATCTCCGAGTCTCCCAAGAACTTCGAGCAGCTTCAGTTCGAGGGCAAGGGATTCCAGTACGAGGTCAAGCCACTTGACCCCAGCTCCATCCCCACCGCCAGCTACGCTAGTGTCAACATTCCTGGACTGATCGAGTGGAAGGCTGGAGTGCAGTCCAGTCTTGAGGCCACCAATGTTCAGCTGTCGAACATGGCCAACCGCGACGGTTGGCTTGCCAAGATCATGGGTGACAATCTCAATGACCCTGCAGTAGTCAATCCACTCTTCGGGTCCATGCAGGAAGCTCGCTTCGCTGGACTTGGCAGGAACGTAGTCAAGCAGGCTGAGCGTCGTCAGCTTCAGTACCTTGGCGCTCGTTCAACCGAAGGCTTCCAGGCAAGGCTCATTCAGAACGGTATCTATGGTGGAGCAGTTCGCGTCATTGGAAAGATGGGTGACCGTCTACCAACTGGTGTCATCAACCACAATGAGGCTGATGCAACCGCTCGACTGAGTGACTACCTGAAGGCCTCTCCAATTGATGGAGAGTCTGCAGCCTACCTGACTGACAACTACAGCAGGATTGCCGACAAGACCAACTCGGTCAAGTACATCACTGATGTGGTTGAGCCAGCACTCCTTGAGAGCTTTGGCAAGAAGTACGGCCTTGACATCGATACTACTCAGGAGATGTACAACGACTACCGTCGCGTCTCTCAGGGTGAGATGGACAAGGCTCGCAATCCAAGCCAGGTATTCTCTGCCACCACTGCAACTGGCGAGAACGGTCAGCCCATTAGGATTGACCAGCTGGCAGATGGCGAGAAGGTAGCTGCACATCCCCAGCTATCCACTCAGCTTCAGTACACCAGTGCACTTCCGAACCTGAAGGCATTCGATCGCTTCCTAGTCAAGAACGCTCCAATGATCAACAGGATGCGTCGCAGTGGAATCAGTGCATATGACACACTGGACAATTTTGCAGGATCATTCAACGGTCTCTTCAAGCTTGGCAATCTACTTCGCGTGTCCTATGTGGGACGCAACGTAGCCGAGGAGACCCTAGCTCAGGCTGCCAAGTTTGGCGCAATGGCAGTGATGTCCAATGCTGCTCGTGGTGGAGCTTCGGTCATGCGCAACGCACTGCCTTCAGGGGCAGTGCTTGATGATCTTGGCCGAGTGATTCGCAAGGTTGAGGTCAATCGTTCTCTGCCCATGGTTCAGAACATGAACGAGGCGGTTGATGAGCACATCGCCCACATCGAGAGCGAGATTGCCAGGAGGACTCCAGCATCTGGAACCTTCGGCCGAAGGGCCGAGATCGAAGATGCTGAGGGACTTTCTTACTGGCAGGATCGTCTAGCCAAGGCCAAGGATACCAGGGCGGAGTTCCAGTCATACGAGGGTGAACTACTGCAGCATGCTCAGCGACAGAGCAAGGCGCTTGGCGAGGGAACCTTCGTCCACAATGGGCGAGTAGTTCCAGAGGCGTTCAACGAGAACTATGTTGGTGCCATCCCTCGCGATCAGATCACTTCCAGTGATTCCTATAGGACCGTCTTCGGCAGGATCCAGGCTGCCATCAGTGAGGACATGCTCCGCACTGGTAACTACAAGACCCTGACTCCATCTGACGATGGCCACCTTGATGCATGGAAGCGAGCTGTAAATCTTCAGCTGCTTCAGGATCCAGTTGGCAAGAGGATCGCACAGGATACTACTGGCGATTCTGCTATCAAGTTCCTGCGATCCCCTGAGGGATCGCTGTATCGCAAGAATCTTGGTGAGGCTGGAGGTCGTGAGCCTGCTGAGCATGTTCGACTGATCAAGGCGATGGTCGACCAGTATATTCCCGAGAGCATGCGTGAGCAGGCTGCAAAGAATGGCAAGGTTGCCGATGCCGACTTCATGGCCGTCGCAGAAGGCGAGCGGCCTGTTGTTCATGGCGAGGAACTGAGGGCTGCTACTCAGGGCAATCAGGGAGCTTTCTCCTGGTTCGATCGCCTCAATGAGAAGTGGTTCAACGGCCTGCCTCGCATGGCCTCTGACCGACTGTCTTGGCAGCCAACGTACGTTCGTGCTCACCGCATGCACATGCAGGAACTGCTTGAGCAGCACGACAGGGTTCAGGCGAAGTTTGGTCAGAGTGACTTTGTCAGCATGGATACCATGAACAAGTTCATGTCCAAGGCTGACGGCATGGCCAGGCAGACCATGCGTGAGGTTCTCTATGAGCCGAACCGCACCAACACTGCTCACGCCCTTCGCTATATCTCCCCGTTCTTCAGTGCATACACTGACTCCCTGTCTCGCTGGGCAGGACTCGTAACCGAGTCCCCTGACCTTGTGGGTAAGGTTGCCAAGATCTACAACGCTCCAGTGGCAGCCAATCTGGTAACAGATCGGAACGGGGATAAGGTAGATGAGAACGGTAACAACAGTGCTGGACAGTTTGTCGGCATGAATGACCGAGTGTTCAACTTCCAGATCAATCCACTGACGAAGAACCTTCCTCCGTCCATCAAGGACATGAAGATCAGCGTTGGATCTCTGAATGTTGTGACGCCAGGCGAGCCTTGGTGGTCGCCTGGCTTTGGTCCAGTGGTTGCCATTCCAGCAGACACCGTCATGAGGAACTACCCGACTGCCAGTAAGTACCTAAACTGGATCAACCCTTACGGGACTCAGGCGGAGAGTACGCAGGCTGATATCATGCGCTCGATCGCACCGAAGTTCGCTGAGGATATCTATGACAAGTACGACACCAGTGGACAGAAGTATCAGGACGCCCTAATGGCGTCCTATCGCGCTCAGATGGTTGACTACCATCAGAATGGTGGAGCACTTCCAGACTGGAAGAAGGCAGAGTCTGACGCCAATAGCCTGTTCAATCTGAATGCTCTGGCTGATGGCATCCTCCCCGGCAATGTGCGAAGCACTGACAAATATCAGTTCTATGTGGATGCACTGAAGTCTCTGCGACAGCAGGATGCCAGCAAGGCCAATGACCTGTTCATGGCCAGGTATGGCAAGGACTTCAAGCAGTACGCTGATGCACTGATGTTCACTCAGTCCGCAACGAAGTCCAAGACTGGAGTTCCTTCCACTGTCGAAGGACTTGCGGCAAGTCATGAGTTCTCTGGACTGATCAAGCAGAACCCAGAACTGGGAGCCTACATTGTGGGCGATCAGTCAAGGGCTGGAGAGTTCAGTCAGTGGGCACTTCTGAATCAGAAGGCCAGTGGAGACAGGACTACTGTCACTGCAGAGGATCGCATCAAGCAGACTGCAGTCAATGCAGGCTGGGATGCGTACACTAAGATTGCAGATGCCATCCGCGCTGATATGGTGAACCAGGGCTATCGCACACTGCAGGATAAGGGAGCAGAACAGCTCGCTGCCCTGAAGCAGCGAGCCATCCTCGCCATTGCCAACAAGTATCCAGACTGGGCACAGGACTACACTGTCTCCGACAAGGATGCGGTGCCGAAGAGGATCGAAGCCTTCCAGGAGATCGTATCCAACAAGGCACTCTCCACTGATCCGAACAGGACTGACGTCAAGTGGATGGCTGCATACCTTACCCAGAGGCAGCAGTTCGTCAACATGCTCAAGGCCCGAGATGCCCAGGGTGGATCTGCTGTCCTGACCGCTAAGTCTAATGAGGATCTATCGCTGGCATGGACAAGGTTCCGAGAGGCGATTGCCGAGAAGGATACCAAGTTCAGTGCTACGATGGAGCGCTACCTATCCAATGACCAGCTACAGATTTCGATGATCGGCAAGGGAGTCAATAATGGGAGCTTCTGATGACCTCTTTGCCCAGCTTGGTCTAGGTGCGGGAGTGACTGGACTCCCAGGGCCTAATGCCCTGGGTCTTCCAGGTGTCTACATGGGCAAGACTACCGGAAAGCCCAAGAAGGGCTTCGCTCCTGGTGAAGTAGTTCCCGGAACAGCTGGAACAACCGAGCCTCCAGAGGTAGACAAGTATCTCAACTCAGCTGAAGCCGGAGTGCAGCCTTACCATTGGACCGACCAGGAGAAGAACGACTTCATCCATGCCGGTATCATGAGGAAGCTGCCCGGCTTCAGCGAGAACATGGGACTGCCTGATATTCTTAGCGAGTGGGGCAAGCTGATCAGTTACTCCACCACTCTCGGCAAGCAGGGAATCAAGATGTCTCCCATGGACATCATGAATACCTACAAGAGTCGAGAAGGGCAGACATACAAGAAGGGCAATTGGGAGTATGATGCTGTCACCGATCAGCCAGTCAAGTACGTTGGACCGACCTCCAGGACCGACACTTCCACGCGACTGGATATCAGTACACGAGAAGATGCTCTAGCTCTAGCCAAGACAAGTATGGCTCAGCTTCTTGGCCGCGCTCCAACTGGTGATGAGCTGAGCAACTATCTCAATACTCTCAATGGATACGAGCGAGCCAATCCAACTCAGAGTACGACTACTACGCAGATCTCTCCGGAGACCGGTGAAGCGGTCTCCTCTTCCAGTGTTTCAAGTGGTGGAGTCACTCAGGCTGGAAGGTCTGCAGTACTTGAGCAGGAGATGGAGAAGAAGCCTGAGTATGCCAGCTACCAGGCTGCCTCTACTTACTATGGTGCTATGATGCAGGAACTAATGCGAGGATACTGATGACAGTCCAGGGCAAGCAGGTAGTTGACTACCTCATGAAGTACGTAGGTACTCCCTACGTGTGGGGTGGCAATGATCTCAAGAATGGGGTCGACTGCTCTGGACTGCTTCAGCAGGGATTCAAGCAGTTCGGCATCAACATCCCTCGCACGACCTATGAGCAGGTTGGCCAGGGTAAGGCTGTAGACATGAAGAGTCTGCAGGTTGGAGATGCTGTCTTCTTCGATACTGACTCTTCTACTTCAGGCCCCGATCACGTTGGTATCTATATCGGCAATGGCAAGATGCTACAGGCTCCGCACACTGGAGACGTAGTCAAGGTTACCGATATCACCTCAAGCTACTGGACTGGGAAGTTCATGGGCGGACGACGCTTTAATGGCGTCGTCGGTGGCGGAGATGCCAACACTGATTGGGGATCTCAGACTCAGACTGAGCGCAAGCTCAGTCCACAGGATCTGGCCTCAAGCTATGGTTGGGCGTACTCCTTCCTCTCCTCCGATCCAAGCCTGGAGAACCTGTTCGGCTCTGCTGTTGATGGAGACTGGACTCCAGACAAGTTCCAGGCTGAACTGAGGAATACTGACTTCTGGAAGAACAACTCTGACGTTGCACGTAAGGCGCTTCAGCAAAAGTCTGCTGATCCTGCCACTTGGTCAGCCAAGATGGATGCCAACAAGATGGTAGTGTCGCAGCTTGCATCAAAGCTTGGAGCGGCCATTCCAGATGGCCAGCTCCCGAAGCTGGCCGAGCAGATGGAAATGTTTGGCATGAACGAAGAGCAGCTGGCTTCCATTCTTGGCGGTTGGGTTGACTTCACCAACGGCACCATGACTGGTCAGGCTGGCATGTACGAGCACAACATGCGCCAGTATGCCGACTCCATGGGAGTCGATCTTGGCCAGCAGTCCATCAAGAACTATGCACAGCTCATGATCAAGGGACTATCCAGCCAGCAGGACTTCCAGAACTTCGTGAATGAACAGGCCACTTCTGCCTATCCAGCCTTCAGTGAGCAGATCAAGGCTGGTCAGAACATGAAGAACATCGCCAACCCTTACATTCAGATGATGTCTCAGTCACTTGAGATGGATCCCAATACGATCAGCCTCAAGGATCCGACCATCATGGCTGGACTGAACGGGGTGGATGAGAAGGGAAAGCCAGTCGGCAGGAATCTGGTCGACTTCCAGCAGATGCTACGCGGTGATCCGCGTTGGCGACAGACTCAGCAGGCACAGAACCAGACCATGAACATCGGCAACAGTGTACTCAAGAACATGGGAGTGATCAGCTAATGCCAGCAGCTATCGATCGCAACCAGATGGCTCAGGAGTACGGCCTAACCCTTGGCATGCTTGATGCCTATCCTGAACTGAAGGATCTGTTCAACAAGGCCATCGATGGAACCTGGACTCCGGAGAAGTTCCAGGCAGAGTTCCGCAATACTAACTTCTGGAAGAGTCAGTCTGACCAGACTCGCAAGATGGCTATCATGATGTACACTGACCCAGCTTCATACTCGAAGCTGTGGGGTGACACTCAGAACCATGTCATTCAGATGATGGCAGATATGGGAGCCAGCACTCAGAACTGGGGATGGACTCAGCAGGTAGCCGGGAAGATTATCTTCCAGGGTTACAACGATGAGCAGGCTCGCCATGAGATCGGTCAGTATGTAGTCTTCGACAATCAGGGTCTTGCTGGTGGCAAGGCTGGGCAGACTCAGCAGAACCTTCAGGCCTATGCTTACAGCATGGGAGTCCAAAATGGAAACTACTGGATCGCGAACGCCGTAAGGGCGGTCGCTTCTGGAACCAAGAGTGAGCAGGATTTCAAGAACGAGATCATGGGCCAGGCAGTTGCAGCCTTCCCTCAGTATGAGAAGCAGCTGCGAGCCGGAAGCTCGCTGCAAGATCTAGCCCAGCCTTACGCTCAGAGCATGGCTCAGGTTCTAGAGCTTCCGCCCGGTCAAGTGAACATGTTCGATCCAACCATTCGCAAGGCAATGAGCTACAAGGATAGTGCTGGACAGGCCGCACCACAGCCTCTCTGGGATTTCCAGAACTCCCTTCGCAAGGATCCGCGATGGGCCAAGACACAGAACGCGCAGGATGCAGCCATGGGAACTGCCCATAAGATCCTCTCGGAGTTTGGAGTAGTCTCCTGATGGCAGACATCATGAACAACCTGACCGGTACGCAGCGAGACGCTTTCGAGCTGCTGAATAACCTGTTCACTGGATACGGTCTTGGTACTCTCGCACCCAAGATTGCCGAGTACATCCAGAATGGCTATAGTGCTGACACGATCAGCGTGGTCCTTCAGCAGACTCCAGAGTTCAAGCAGCGATTCGCTGGCAATGAGATCCGTAGGCAGAAGGGCCTTCCGGTTCTATCCCCGGCCGAGTATCTTTCAACTGAGTCAAGCTATCGCCAGATCATGCGACAGTCTGGCATGCCTGAAGGGTTCTATGACCAGCCTTCTGACTTCACTGACTTCATTTCAAAGGATGTTAGTCCTACTGAACTAAAGCAGCGAGTAGACCTAGCGACTCAGGCGAGTGCTCTAGCACCGCCGGAGACCAAGCAGGCACTCAATCAGCTGTATGGAATCACTGACGCAAGTCTAGCTTCCTACTTCCTTGACGAGGATCGAGCACTTCCAGTCCTTCAGAAGCAGGCAGCCTCTGCCGCTATCGGCGCAGAGGCACTCAAGCGAGGACTGAAGATCTCTGGCAAGGTTGAGGACTATGCACTTGCTGGAGTATCTGCCACTCAGGCTGCTCAGGTCTATGGTCAGATTGCTCAGCAGCTTCCAACATACGAGACCATCGGTCATCAGTATGGTGAGGAAGTCAACCAGGGAACCTTCGAGCAGGCCGCCTTCGGAGGCGGCGTTGGTACTGGCCAGGAAGACGCACAGGTTCGACTGAATCGACTGGCAAGCTGGAACCGTGCCAATGCTACTGGTGCCATCGGTGGAGCAAAGCAGGGACTTGCGCGAACTACTGCAGGTACTGTATAGTTGAAGTGAGGGGCAAACATGTCCCTCCTTCTATCTCGCGTTAGTGTAACGGTAGCACGCCACATTTGGGATGTGGTTGTCCGGGTTCGAATCCCGGGTGTGAGACTGGGTAAAGCGCTGGTTGTGCTGGCGGGCCTGTAAAGCCCTACCATCTGAGTTCGAATCTCAGTTACCTAATCGACATGTAGCTCAGTGGATAGAGCAGCGGCCTACGAAGCCGCGTGTCAGGGGTTCGAATCCCTTCTTGTCGACTGCAGGATGGTGGAGCGGTACCATACTGGCCTCATAAGCCATGTGACACGGGTTCGAATCCCGTTCCTGCCACTATGATGAGGGGCCGTTCGGAACGGATTCAGTCTGCAAAACTGAACTAAGTGGGTTCAACTCCCACCTTCGTCTCGATGGAAGTGCTACCATAGGTGTGGCAAGCTGTCTAGAAAACAGTGGGGTGTGAAAGCCTTGGGGGTTCGAATCCCTCCGCTTCCGCTTGTTGGAGAGTAACCGAATGGCTAGGACCCTCGCTGCTAACGAGGTAAGCTGTAACAGGCGCGAAGGTTCGATTCCTTCACTCTCCGCTCTATGGAGTGTAGCTCAGTGGCAGAGCAGGAAGCTGTTAACTTCTTGGTCGTAGGTTCGAATCCTACCATTCCAGCTTTGGATGTAGCTCAACGGTTAGAGCATTGGTCTGATACACCATGTGCAGTGGGTTCGACTCCCATCATCCAAACTACGGTGATAGTTCCAAATGGCCTAGGACGCCGCCCCCGAAGGGCGGAGATGCAGGTTCGAATCCTGCTCACCCGAACACTTACCTTGCTAGCTCACTGGTAGAGCTCCGGCCTGAAAACCCGGGACGACGTGGTTCGATTCCACGGCTTGGTACTTTTGAACTCTATGAGTTCAAATGATTCGTGACTAGTCACGACACTTTGCCCCCTTGGCGTTAATGGTAGCGTACCGGACTCTTAATCCGTGTGGTGTAGGTTCGAATCCTACAGGCGGCACACATAGGGTTGGTGTATGGCTGCACGCCGGACCGTAACTCCGGAGGCTAGGGTTCGATTCCCGACCTGGTGAGACCTGATTCGCATAACGTTCAATGCGACCCACGGACGCGTGGGGAGATCCGAGGTTCAAGTCCTTGGCTCAGGCGACATTCTTTCTCGCACTAGCTCAATGGACAGAGCTGCCGCCTCCTAAGCGGCAGATACAGGTTCGAGTCCTGTGTGTGAGACTTTGCCCTGTTAGCTCAACGGAAGAGCTTCTGTTTAGTAATCAGAGGATGAGGGTTCGATTCCTTCATGGGGCTCTTGCAATGGTCAGTAGTTCAGTGGAAGAACGGCACTCTTACAAAGTGCATGTGGGGAGTTCGATTCTCTCCTGACCAACTGGGAAGTAGCTCAACGGTAGAGCAGTGGTCTCCAAAGCCACGTGTTGCAGGTTCGAATCCTGTCTTCCTTGCGGATCCTTAGCCCAATGGCAGAGGCGCTAGTCTTAGGAACTAGTCAGTGTCAGTTCGAATCTGACAGGATCTACTGTGGTCATAGTGTATAGCTAACACTCCAGGATGTGACCCTGGCGAAGTGGGTTGGAGTCCCACTGATCACCCCACTTGCGCAGCCGACGATCATAGATCGTCAACCATACCCTTTGGTGTAACTGGTAGCACGACAGGCTCTGAACCTGTCGGTTGAGGTTCGAATCCTTGAGGGGTAGCGAGTACGGAGGACAGGTTCAAATCCTGCTCCCGGCCTTCATGCTGGGATTGGTGTAACGGCAGCACACCGTACGAGAATTTGGGGATGTAGCTCCAATGGTAGAGCAACAGTTTTGCAAACTGAAGGCTGTCGGTTCGAATCCGACCTTCTCCACGGTCCACTGATGTAACGGTAGCCTACTTGACTCTCAATCAAGCAGAGAGGGTTCAACTCCCTCGTGGACTACGAAAATGGCAGGAGATAGCTACCTGTCATGGGGCGGGATTCATGACCCGCCCTGCCTGCCCTACTCATCTAACGGCAAAGATACCTGTCTTCCAAACAGGACATCGGGGTTCGATTCCCCGGTGGGGCTCGCTGTATAACTTGGTCCACTCTTCTAAGGGTAGGAAGCTAGCTTGTCACGCTAGTAATCGGAGTTCAATTCTCCGGTGGATCGCCAGACAACAGACCGACTGGCCCTGTTGCTGTACTGAAGTCCAGTAGAATGAGTCTAGGCCCAGCTCCCCGGCTGGGCCTTTAGCATTCGCCACACATCCAATGAATCAAGGGAGAAGTCGTCGTGAATGACGCATGGGGTTACGATGAGAACAACCAGGACCCGAACCTCAACAACGGTCCAAAGCCACTTCGAGACGCATACGAGGCACAGAAGCAGGCCAATGCGGATCTACTGAAGAGGCTAGCGGCACTGGAGGCACAGGCAGCGCAGAACGCTGCCGCCGATCTCATCGAGTCTCAGGGAGTTGCCCGCTCCGCAGCGAAGTACTACAAGGGCGAGGCAGACCCAGAGAAGGTAACTGCTTGGGTCAACGACATCCGCAACGCTTTTGGCGTTGCTCCCGCACCGGTCGAGCAGGAGATCAGTCCTGTACTAGACCCCAATGATCAGGCTAAGTATCAGAAGATTCTGAATGCCGGTTCGAACGGTGCTCCAGTCGGCAACATGGATTCGGCAATGTCCGACATCATGAGTGCGACTTCTACCGCAGAACGTGTAGCTGCCTTCGCCCGACTGAACGGGTAAGCAGCAAAGCTTTAAGGATGTGAACCATGGCGAATGCCTTCACTGGCACTCTAGCCATGTCGAACCTTGTCCAGACCGCCTATGACCGTGAGCTTGAGTTTGCGCTACGTGCGCAGCCGATGTTCCGTCGTGTGGCAGACAAGCGTCCGGCGCAGCAGGCAATGCCTGGCTCCAGCGTTGTGTTCGAGATCTACCAGGATCTCGCACAGCAGATTACTCCACTGAACGAGCTTGTCGACCCAGATGCAGTGGCTGCAGGTCAGCCTACTACTGTCTCCGTTACTCTCAACGAGTACGGTAACGCGATCCTGGTTTCCAATAAGCTCGACCTGTTCAGCTTCACCGACATCACTGCCGGTCTGGTCAACCAGGTTGCATGGAACCTGATCGACTCTGTCGACCTGATCGTTCAGAACGTACTGGCGGCTGGTACTCAGACTGTTCGTCGTAACCCTGGATCTGGTGCGATTACCTATGGTTTCGGTACCACTCCAACTCAGCCAACTGCGCTGACTTCTATTGACAACACCGCAAACTCTCAGTTCAACTCTGCTGTAGCCAGGTTCTCTGTTGCCAAGCTTCGTGCGAACAAGGTTCACCCAACGGTGAACTCTTACTTCACCTCTTACATCCACCCTGAGATCAGTCACGACCTTCGTGCCGAGACTGGCGCTGCTGCATGGCGCGACCCGCACAACTACAGTGCGGCGTCGAACATCTGGATGGGTAACATCGGTGAGTACGAGGGTGCTGTCTACCTTGAGACTCCTCGTGCACAGAACGTACAGTCTGGTGCTGGTGCTGGTGCAACTCAGACTCGTGTCTACAACACCTACTACATGGGTCAGCAGGCCCTTGCAGAGGCTGTAGCGGAGGAGTTCCACACCATCCGTGGTCCGGTAGTCGACAAGCTGACCCGCTTCCAGCCTCTTGGTTGGTACGGCGTGGCTGGTTGGACTCTGTACCGTCCTGAGTCTCTGATCGTTGCTCAGACAAGCTCCACTGTTCGTCCGAACGCGTAATACCGAATGATCAGGAGGGCCCTTCATTGGGCCCTCCTTTTCTTCATGACTGGAGAAATCATGGCACTGGCAGTAAGCTCCAACGTAACTCTCATCTACGCCCTTGGTAATGGCCAGAACACGTACGATCAGGGGGCCGTCGTCACCCTTGGCGCCGAGTACATCGAGATCATCAACATGTACAATCAGACCATTGCCTACCCATGGTCCAGTGTGGTCAGGGTGCTGAGCTAATGGCCAATTGGCACTTCGCTACACCCGACGTGCCGAAGGAAGCTCCGTTCGCATGGAACCCACTGATGGAGCGGTTCGGTATCACTCGTGGTGTCACCGTATATCAGACTGCTCCAGGTCCCAACTATACGACCAAGCGGTACGGCTCGTACACTGATGAGCTAGGCTCTGCCAATCTTCCTTTCGACCCCGACAGCCCGGCAGTTCAGCCCAGTAGGCTGAACACTTTCCGTGGCGGGTATGACTGGATTGTGGACGACGCCACCAAGGCAGACCTCATCAACTCCGGCATTGGCATCACCAATGCCAACTTCACCCCTGCTCCGTAGGAGTATCAATGGCTAAGCCAAACAAGAAGGCTCCACTCGGACAGGGTGGAAGGTTCGCCGCAGTCGCCAAGGCTGCAGGCGGAGGAAAGAAGGGGGCCGCTATCGCAGCGGCTGCCGGTCGCAAGAAGTATGGAGCTGCCAAGATGGCAAAGATGGCAGCGGCAGGAAGGAAGGCAGCAAAGTGACTGACCACTACTACAGCGTGCAGTCCAATCCCGCTCCAGCCAAGCCTGCTGGTCACTACCCATGTGCTCAGCCTTGCTGCATGGGCGCATCTCCTGGTGGAAACACTACCCTCGTTATGTGGGACGAGAAGGGTGGACTTGATAGGATTGTCATCGCTCAGGCTCAGACCCCCGGAGGGGAGTCTCTTCGTGCCATGAATGACAACTATCGTCAGGGTGTCTACAAGACTACTTCGGTCGGGGATTATGACTGACACTCCCTGCCGTACCGGTTGCCCAACTCGTGACCACGTCTCGTACCATGCTTGCCTACGATCCGGAATGGTTCAGCTGAACGCTGGCATGAACCTGACCTCTGAGCAGAAGGCTTGGGACTCTGAGCTTTCTGCCTATCGTTCGGCAAGGCGCCAGGGTGTTCAGCCTGATGGAACTACCATGCCGAAGATTCGTGCGGCTATGGAGAAGAGCGACGCTTCGGGCGTCGCCTATGGAGCTGATAACTGATGGCAGAACAGAGGGTCATCATTGAGGGAACGTACGGAAATGTTCCCCTGCCAACCACCCCGACCGGAGCCGGTTCCGGCTCTTCTCCGGGAACCGCTGGCTTTGTCCAGGTGACTGACGGAACTGACCAGGCACTTGTCTACACGAATGCTCTGGCCGTCAGCACTGGCATGGAGACAATGGCTCAGACGCTAAACCTTTCTGGTGCAGTGGCTGCATCCAATCCTGGAACTGCGGTCGACTCAAAGTCGACCCACTCCAACTGGACTGGCTTCGCAACTGTAACTGGAACAGTAACAGGCACTCTGGTTCTTGAGCTTTCGCTAGATGGAACCATGTTCCTTTCTAGCACTATTACCAGCGCTGTTGGCGCTCCCGGAAACTTCCCACTCTACAGTATCGGTCGTCCTGCTAGGTATGCACGAGTTAGCCTTAACTCTGCTGCTGGTACTGGCACTGTCGTAGCCAATATGATGGCGGCATAATGGCAGAACTGCGAGTAATTGTGGAGGGCACGTACGGCAACGTGCCCCTGCCGGTAACTGGGACCTTCACTCCATCCGGCACTCAGAACGTGGCCATCACTGGCCAGCCAATCCAGGTGACTCCACCTATCACTACCGCAGTCACCAGCTTGTCTGCGGTATCTGCAACTACGACTGGAACTGTCTACGATCTCGGCTATCTGAGCCGAGATTACACCTTCGTCGGAACTTCCAGTGCAACTCTGACTGCTGGAGTTGTTCGGCTATTCGGTTCCATCGACAACTCGGCCTACATCCAGATCGGCTCTGACATCAGCTGTGCAACTGACTTCCCGTCTGCGACCAGCAAGGCCTACACGGGAGCCGTTGACTTCAGGTACTTCCGTGCAGATGTAACCACTACCATCACTGGTGGAACTGTAACGTTCAAGATCCTGGGGGCTTAATGGCTACGATCAAGTCTGTAGATGCACTACCAACATTCCTATCGGTTGATCCTACTTGGACCGGAGTCTACTTCCATGCAGTGGTAGATGCGGCTGGAACTGCTGGCTCCAACAACTTCCTGTCTGTGCTGAATCCTGTCGGTAGTGGCAGGATCGCCATTGCTCTTGGATTCATCTGTGGAAGCTATTCGCTGAACACCATCACGACTCCAAGTTCGCTAGTAGCATTCAGGACTAGCGCACATACTGGTGGAACTGATGTCACTGCAGCAAATGTCAACAGGTTCTTCACTGCCTTTCCTAATCCGCTGGCTCAGGTGAAGGTGGGAAACCCTGGAACTACCAATACCAACGGTACCAATCCAATGATTGGCATCCCTCCGGTTGTTGGTAACGGTGCACAGAATGGTCAGACTGTCGCCCCAACGCCTGGAGCGTCATTCATCTTCCTTCCTGGTGAAGGAATCGTGTTCAATGTTCCAACTGGTGACACCGATCAGCGTTGGGACCTGCAGTACATCTGGGCAGAGAAGTCTCTCTAAGGAGTAAGTATGATCCAGGTAAATCCACCAGCGTCTGACATCGTCAATGCTTCCGCCACTGCTACAACTGCCGGAATGGTTACTGTTCCTGCTGGCAAGTGGCTATCTGCTGATGTTCAGATCTCTTCCAGTATCTCTGTAGCTGGAACCAGCACTCCACACCTGAACTACACTATTCCGGGTGGCGTAACCAACGCCGCCCCTGCGAATGGTTCTGTTCTATCTCGTCTCACTCTTACCGGGCTGGCTCTGACTACCGTCACCGACTCCAATACTACCGAGATCCTTGTGTACGGTGGCGACACCGGAAGTGGCTGCACCCTGGACTTCACCGCTGGCGCTAGTGGCACCAGCTCTATCACCATCAACGGCTTCCTGATCTAAGGACTCTAGTGGCTGTCACTCTGGGCGACCTTAAGGGTCGCATTTCCCAGCTCCTTCAGGGTTACACTCGTAATCAGGAGCAGATTGCCTGGCTGTCTGCCCCGATGACGGCCTCTGATATCACCTTCACTGTCGACATGTCGGTTGCCAACAAGATCTCTCGTGGCCTTATTGAGATCGGTAGCGAGCTTCTCCTTGTCAACACGTTCAATACCAGCACTGGAGTAGTCCAGGTTGCAGCTGGAACGAATGGTCGGGGAAGGGAGAATACGACCGCTGCGAGTCATGCCATCAATGACATCGTCACGATGGACCCTGACTATCCTCAGCAGCGAGTAACTGAAGCTATCAACGACACCATCCAGGCCACCTACCCCGACCTATACGTGATGTCCAGCTTCGAATTCCCGAAGCTTGCGGCACGTTACGAGTACGATATGCCAGCAGAGTCCGAGGATGTCTTCCGAGTTACGGTTGACACGATCGGCCCTTCTCGTGTCTGGTTCCCATCTCAGGCATGGCGCTACAATCCACAGGCTTCCACTCAGCCAATCGATGGTTCAGCTACTGGCAAGTCTCTTCAGATCATGGATCAGATCGTCCCTGGAAGGACGATCCGTGTCATGTACTCGAAGAAGCCTGGATTCCTGGTTTCAGACAGTGACCCTTACGAGGTCACTGTCGGCTATCCAGAGCGAACCATCGACATGATTCAGTATGGTGCAGTGGCCAGGCTTCTCTCTGGTGTCGAGTCTGCCCGTCTTCAGCAGAAGAGTGTTGAGTCCACCGAGCGTGCAGCGCTCGTTCCAACTCAGGCAGCATCTAACGCTTCTCAGTACTTCTGGAACATGTACCAGAGGCGCATGAATGAAGAGGTTGACAGGCTTCACCAGCTCTTCCCGACTTATCAGACCTTCCTGGCGTAAGGACAGACATGGCCCAGAGCCGCTACTATTCAGCAACCGCACAGCCTACTGTCCTTACCGCTTCGATCGGTGCGGGCAATACAAGCATCACCGTTCAGCAGGTTGTAGGCTTCCCCGTTACCACTCCGTACATCCTGGCACTGGACTACAATAGTCCATCCGAAGAGATCGTACTGGTTACCGCTCAGGCGGGAACCAACCTTACTGTCACTCGTGCTTATGATGGAACCGCAGCAGCCTCTCACACGGTTGGTGCAGCAGTTCGCCACACGTGGACTGCAATGGATGGTAATGACAGTCGTGCACATGAGGCTGCGATCAACAATGTCCACGGTGTAACTGGCAATGTGGTTGGTACGACTGACATCCAGACGCTGACCAACAAGACTCTTCAGTCTCCGGTCTTCACTGGTACGACTACACTGAACAGTCCGATCATCAATGGTACCATCACTGGCAATCCAGCTGTCAGTGCAACCTCCGGAACTGCACTCACGGTGCAGTCCGGTGCGACTGGTGTCAATCCACTGACGGTTAAGGGATTCACTGGTCAGACTGCAGCCCTCCAGCTATGGACTGACTCTCTAGGTGCTCAACTTGCCTTCATCAGTGCAACTGGTCGACTGCAGATCCAGCCTTCTGATACCACGGTGATCCCTCTCACTGTCAATTCCCCGACCGCAACTGGTCAGGATAATGCACGGTTCAACATCAATGGTGTGAACCAGGCGAAGATTACTAATCAGGGATTCTTCTCCCTGAATCCAACCGTTGGAACTTCTGGAACTGTTGATCTGGTCAACGCTCCAGTTGGCTTCACTGGCAACCTTCTAGATCTGCAGCTCAATGCAGTATCGAAGTTCAAGGTTACTCAGACTGGAGCGGTCACTTCTACCAGTACCATGCAGGCTACTGGCATGGCATCTGCCTACGTAGAGAACAGTACTCCAACCTCCACTTCCAGCACTTCCTATACTGCGACTGGAACGGTCGTCTCTACGACCGTTCTCGTTCCTCCGTCTGGCAAGGTTCAGGTCATGGGACGCAGTCAGATGTTCCAGAACACTACGGCAGCAGCACTCTTCTGTACTCTAGTCGTATCTGGTTCAACCAGCGGCACCCTAAGGGCCGCTGCTGATGCTACTGCCCTGAAGTACAATGCCGACAATGCCGGTAACAATGGATCCGTTCCGGGTCACGAGTCATTCATCATCACCGGAGTAGCCGGTGAGACTCTGACTATCACTTGGCAGCATCGAGTGTCTTCCGGTTCTGGCAGCATGGACTATCGCAGCATCACTGCCGTACCTCTTCTCGGATAAGGAGTAGCCATGGGTTTCGGTACTCTTGTCCAGAGGATTACCTATAAGATCAGTGGTCGCAGTACTTCCAGCTCTGGTCTGTACGTTCCATCTACCGACCTGTATGACTATGCGGTTGGTGGAGTTCCATTCCTGTCTGCAACCAGCGATGTACGTCCCGATACCGAGCAGCCAGTAGAGCAGCGCAAGCAGCAGTTCGACAACTACAAGGATCCCGGAGAGTACAGTCTCAATCAGTGGTGGCTTCGCTCCCAGACTTCCTTCATTGGTGGAGCTGGAATCATCTACCAGGATCCGGATACACAGGGAGAGCCGAAGAACCTTCGGTTCAACAAGTCTGTTGGCATTGATCCCTTCTCTGATCCTGACAATATCCAGCTACTCCATGAGATGCAGAACCTGAGCAACATCTCTGCTGATCCAAACAATGGAGTGGCCAAGGTTCTTGGGTCAGTCAGCATGCTGCCAGGCGACACCACTCCGGTGTCGCGTATGTGGGTAGCCAAGGGCAAGACTGTCCTGCTGACCAATGTGGATGTCTCTACACTGAATGCTTACGGTAGTGCCACCCTAACCACAAGCTCTGCTAGCTTCGGTATCACTTCTGACATCACGGAGATCGGCAATACTGCAGTATCTCCTCAGGAGTACTACCTGTACGTGTTCGTGACTGACACTACCGTGGCGAATGCTGGTATCTGGAAGGTGAAGGCCGCATCGGGAGCAATGACGGCTACGAGGGTCTATCAGCCTCCAGCCATTCAGGCCAACATCACCATGAACAAGGCTCGTGGTCTACTAGCATTCGCTCAGGCGAATGCTCTGTACATGCTGGACCCTTATGCTGCCCCGAACACTGCACTGCCCGGTACTCCGAATGCTGTAGTTCCAAAGGATCAGATCATCACTGCCATCACTGATGGTCCCGATGGAATCTATGTCTCTGCAAACAACAGCACTCAGGGGTACATCTACAGGACTACGTTCGACCCGACTACTGGTGTAGTCAATGGACTCACTCTCACTGCAGTCATGCCTTACGGTGAGCGTATCAACTACATCAATGCCTACGTCAATACGTACCTGCTGATCAGTACCACTTCTGGAATCCGAGTGGGAAACTTCACCACTGGTGCAGTCATCTATGGTACCAACATCCTCCCCGTTCCGGTAACTGGACTGGCGGTTGGCCCAGAGGGTTCGAGTGGATTCGGTAGGTCTGTCTTCTATGGAACCAGGGCCTATGTAACCGAGCTTGGCACGCCGCAGCATGATGGAGACTATGGACTGGTTGCTGTCGATCTGGGAACCCTGATCGTAGACAACTCTATTGGTGCAACCATCAATCCATATTGCTCTTGGACTTTCTTCGCCGGTACGCCAGGATCTACATGGTCAGTAGCGGTTGCGGCTGATGGCCGCACCGTATTCACCAGTAACACGAACTCCACTGCGAAGCTGTTCCTTGAGTCTGGCTTCAGCTATATGCAGACTGGATATCTTGACACTGGTCGATGCAGGTTCAATACAACTGAGCCCAAGCTCTTCAAGTTCCTGAGCATCAAGACACCTTCGCCCCTTGAGGGCGAAGTGTCTATCACTGTCCTCAGTGAAGGTGGTGGAGTCACTCCTTATGTCACCTATGGACCAACCTTCGGTCCAGGTGTTGATGACATCAGTACTCCAACTCCAACCGGCCCTCAGAACTTCCTGGCCCTGCGCTTCACGCTAAGGCGTGGCGCGGTTGCATTCAACAAGACCGGCAAGCTTGATGCTTGGCAGATCAAGGCTCTACCTGGAACCATCAAGCAGCGCCTCATCACTCGACAGTTCCTCTGCTTCAATAGCGAGAAGGATAAGAGTGGACAGGTGATCTCTGGCGATACCATGAGTCTCGACAGGCTGACTGCAGTCGAGCAGATGTGTCAGCGTGGAGATACTGTCACCTACCAGGATCTCGTGAACAATATCGCCACTCAGGTAATCATCGACACCTTCAAGTTCACCATGCTGGCAAGTCCAGGGCCGAACGGCGAGAACTACGGTGGCTATCTGACCGTGAACATGAGGACTGTGGCTGACTCCGTTCCCCCGATCAGTAACACCGGAGGAGGAGAGGCTGATGGGGATTGAGTTCATTCTCGGAATCTCCATCGCACTGGCTGCAGTGGTGGGTAACTATGTCGGGGGAAGAAGGAACTCCGCCCTAGCGGAGTCCACCATCAGTATGCTGACAGCCAGGATGGATCTCTTCGAGAGGGAAGCTGGCAAGATTCCCATGCTGCATGAGCGCATCGGGATCCTTGAGGAACTGGTTACCCAGCGTGCCGACGTGGAGACCGTGAAGCAGATCGTCATGAGGATTGAGGAGAAGCTGGATGCAAGTCCCTGACTGGTTCGCAGGTGATGTCATCGTTGCTGCCAGCGAGCCCCAGCGAGGGGCTCTAAGGCATGCTCAGAGGGTTCTCAGACTGCCTGAGACCGGAGACATGGACGACATGACACGGGCCTCGCTGAGGGGCTTCCAGGGCCTCTTTGGTCTGCCGATTTCTGGTATGCTGGATCTGAAGACTGCAATCAAGATCGAGCAAGTGAGGAATCAGTTCGCGTGACTCTTACCAAGTACCAGAAGGACGCGCTTGAGCGCGTCGGTGCGACCATGCTGTACGCCGGTATCTCTGTGGTGATCGCCATGACTACCGGAATGTCCTATGACTGGACACCCTATCTCACCGTTGGGCTCAACATGCTCAAGGTGTTTCTAGCCCGCTTTGTGGGCGATCCTAATACTGCCTCTTTCTCCAAGGGAGATTCCGCATGAGCGGCTCTGACAACACCAGTGAGACTGTCCGTACTACTGCAGTCACCACTACCATGACCAACAATGACTACGACCTTCTCTGCCTGGCCATCGCTGGCAACATCGTAGTCAACCTGCCAGCTGTGGCGACTGTCCAGCCCGGTCGCTTCTACCGCATCTACAAGGATGCGGCAGCCTTCACTGTTACCGTCGATGGTTCCGGATCTGAGCTTATCGACGGTGCTACCACTCTCGTACTGGCAGCATCTGCCAAGCACGCAGCAGGAGTGGTTACCGATGGTACCGCCTGGTACAGCGTGACCCTATACTAAGAGATCAAACAGAGAAAGCCCCCGCCATAAAGGCGGGGGCTTCTTTGCGTTGCTAGTCCTTCTTGTTCCACTTTAGGAAGTTGCGCAGATAGACGAAGCCGTAAGCAAGGGACCCAGGAATGAATCCCCACTGCTTCGTATCAACAGCGTAGGTCAGCCAGAGAACTTGCGTTCCGATACTGACAAGCCATCCCCACTTGCTCTTCCTGCCCGCCATGATCATACCCAGCAGGCCGAAAGGGGCAAGTGCGTAACTCCAGTAGGCGGTCACCGTACTGGCCGAAGGGGGCAAAGTCGAGAGTGTTCCTTACGACCATGACACCTAGGGCATCTAGAGAACAGGCTCATCGGCGTGACTTCGCATCCAGCCGCTTGCACTCAGGTGAACAGTGCGGGAAGTTGATAGGAGTCGCAGGCTTCTCCTCACACCAGATACAGTACTGGCGAGGGATTGCAGCCCGACTGCCTGACAGTGCCTTACTCATCCTTGAGAACCTCCAGAGTATGGCCATCGGTCGATGCCCACTTGGTCTTGCTGGTGCTGCGCCACTTCTCCTTGAGGTTGTTCTGTCGCCAGTCGACTGAGATCAGCATGGCCTCAACGGCTTCATCTTCAGTGGCGTGCATGTAGCTGTTGCCCTGACCAGAACACATGGTCAGCTTGACGTAGAAGCCCTTCACAGGTTCACCCACTCAAGGGCAAGCTGGAAGACTCCCGGCGGGTCCATCTTGAGAACCGGAGTCAGCTTCTGGATGGTGTACGTGACAGCCTTGTCAACGTAGCTACTGGTCTCGTGGACATAGAGAGACCTGGTGATAGTGGCAGAGTTCCTGCCCATCCACCACCCACCGTACACGTTAGATGCTACATTGCGAGCAGTGGAGACGGCCCCATAAGGGCCGTAGCCGGTAGGCTTACCATCTGCAGCAACTCGATAGAGCTCGTTCATGTCTTGTCTCTCCAGTTCCTTGGCAGGTATCCGCCAGTCTGCTGCGGAGCCTGCAGTGTCATGCCATCAATCTGAGCAGAGAGCTCATGAACCTTGATGGTCAGCTCTGCTACCTGATCTAGTGCCAGGGAAAGGGCCTTGGCTATGGCCTGAATATCAGGGAAGTCTCCATAGCCAAGGGGTTCGTACATCACGGAGACTCTCCGCAGTTACGGCAGACCACAGTCCTGGTGGGCGGACGACCGCCAGGGCTCATTCGCTCAATGTAGATCCAGTAATGCTTTCCGTCTTGGGCAACCTTGCAGGACTTATCCTTTGGGGCCATTTACTTTCCTCCGTGCACAGCTAGTGCTAGAACGATGAGCCCCGCAAGGGTGCCCAGGATTAACAGCGCGGCTGATCCACAGCCGCTTGGTTCCTTCTTGTGTTGCATGACTACTCGCAGTCTATGAGATCGTCATCTTCATGGTCGAAGTCGAAGTCATCAGGGAACTCTTCATCCTCATCAAGATCCCCGAAGACGGTCCAGCTTGGATCCCGCTGAGTCATCAGTTCACATCCTCGATGTAGAAGTCGATCTCTTCGGCAACATCCGAATGAACCCACTCGCACAGCTCTTCAAAGTCCTCATCGAGACCGGACTCACGCCATGCGTTATACAGCCCCTCCAGCGTGCCGCCAGGATGCATGAGGACATGGGCCCTGCGGCTGTCGAGGGCGATGGTGAAGGTCAGATAGCGTGGTGCATCACTCATCAGTGCGTTCCGATCATTCGCTGGTTTGCATCGTAGTTTGCTACGTAGTACGTCTGGTACTTGTAGCCCCAAGGAAGCTCTTCCTCATCAACCTCCCAGACCATGGAAGCATACTCGCTACTCATGCTCTCAAGGAAGTCCATGGCAGTGAACTTGGTTCCGATTGACCCACCAAGCACGACGGTGTTCGAGACACCGTCAAGCTCATAGTCCATGAATACCGCGTAGGTCATTCGAAATCCACTTCACCGGTCAGGGCAATGTTGGCAGCGTCGTAGTAGGAGTCTCGCTCTTCGCGAGAAATGGGATCCTCATCATCTTGCCAAAGCCTGTCAGCGTAATCGACAATCTGATCATGAATCTTGGCACGAAGCATTCGCTCTTCTGGACTCACTTGGCCAACTCCCTAAGGTGCTGTGCACCCTTCTTCAGGTACAGACTGTTCACATCTTCCCCGTCGGGGAGATGAATGAGGACTGCTGCCATGCCGAGTTCTCTTTGGACTCGCTCTCCCATGTCCCGACCTGACTCATCTCCGTCACAGTAGACGAAGACCCTTCGGAAGTCCCGAAGTAGATCGGTCCACCATGGCTTCCAGTTCTCAGAGCCAGGATTTCCGATACTTGGCAGTCCCACGAGTTCCGATAGGACAATGGCATCAAGCTCTCCCTCTGCTAGACAGATGTCAAGAGTATCCTTGAACATGTCGGCGACGCCATAAAGCGTCGTCTCCAGTCCCTTGGGTTTGAGGTACTTCTTGTGACCAGGGACAGTCTTGCAGTCATGGTCCTTGATGCACCGGAACGTCATGTTGACCGTTCCAGCCTGAGTGATGTAAGGGATTGACATCCTGCCCATGAAGGCTTGATGTCCTACGACAGGATCAGTTACGACCCCAAGTCCTCTTGTAAGCGCGGACGCTCTGTCGATCCCCCTTGTCTCTAGATAGGGAAGAGCGAGATCGAGTTGACTGGCGTACCGTTCCGTCGCCAGGTCCAGCAATTTCCTCTGCTCGCTTGACAGCAGACCAGTACTCAATGGACTCCTTTTGCATGATGATCTGACAGGCGTTCCCCTTCATGCCACAAGCGTGACACACGAAGACCTGTTCATCATCTGTTCGAACGGAAGCTGATGCATCTCTCTCGCCATGGAAGGCGCACCTAATGGTGCGCCAACCACGACCATCCTCTACTTCATCGAACCCGTAGTACTCAAGAATTGGTCCGATTGGAAAGCTCGGCAACTCTCGCTTCGAGCTGTTGGATGTGGTCAATGAGACCCCTCATCTCACCAAGGGTGGTGAGTGCGATCCACTCTGACACTTTGGCCTCACCGTAACCCTTCGGGCGATAGATGGAGAATGCCCAATCGTCACCACAGTTGGCCAGTGCCTGCTTCATGAAGGCCGTGGGGTTGAACTCCTTGGTGGCCTTCACTTCGATAGCCCAACCTGGAGTCTTGAGGATATCCCTGCCAGGAAGTGAGGCAGCAATGCCTTCGGCTTCAGGGAAGACTGGCCAGAGGAACTCAGCTGCGATCTGCTGAGACTTCCTCCCCCGACTTACGCGGTTGGTTGCCAACTACTTGCCAACTGCGAATCGCATGAGAGACTGGTCGTCTCCCTGAGAGATCTTCCCCTTGATGTCGAGAACCTCAAGGGTCCAGCCGTTCGGAGTGCGAACGGCCTTGGCGACAGCATTGGCATTGTCCTTGCCAAGGAGGCTGGGCCAGATATCGGCAACCACCTGAGTAGCGCCACCGCTGGAGTCGTAGACCTTGAAGCTGATGTTCCGCGCATCGGCGAAGCTACTGTACTTCTTGAATGCCGAAGCAATGAAGATGATGGAAGTCACTGGAGCAGGAATGTCCTGGAAGGTGACAGTGACAGTCTCGTCATCACCAGCACCACGGCCAGTCTGGTTGTCACCAGAGTGAATGACTGAACCATTGCCCATAGGGTCCAGAGAATCCAGACCGGCAAGGCGAACAGGATCGTTGCCACGCATGGCGATAGCAATCAGATCCAGGTCGGTGCCAACCTTCTTCTTCAGGCGACCAAGAAGGCCGCCACTGTTACCGCTGCTGGCATCCCAAGATACGCCAATGGCCATCTTGGTAATGCCGCCAAGGTCAGCAGGTTCCTGACCCTTCTGAAGGGTGATCACTTGAACTCCCGATTGAAGTCGTTCCACTCGTCACCATCGACACGCTTACCGCAGTCGATGCACTCGAACTGTCCGTCAGTGAACTTGTAGACGTGTTCGCACTCTACCACCACATGCCACACTTCAGGCAGATCCTACCCTCAGACTTGGCAGGCTTGCTGTGAGTACTGCCACAGTTGGGACACTTCATGATCCACCGCCAGGCTGACCACAGCGCGCACAGTACATGCCACCTGCACCATTGCTAACCCAGATGTGACCGCCAAGATTAACGCACTCGCTCAAAACTCTTCTCCCTCCGGAAGTACTATCTCATAGACCCTGTCTGGATCACGCTCTTCCTCTTCATTGTCTTCGATTCTGAACTGAGCAGGGAAGATGGGAAGAGTGAACGTTGTCTTACCACCAGGATCACTTGGTCCATTGCGGTTCTTGACTACGGCATAGTGAACCCTGGATCCCTGGATTGCTTGAGTGATAATCAACTCAGGCAACTGATTGGCCTTGCCCATGATGGCGGACATGGGAGGACAGGGGTCACCCTTGGCTGACTCACTAGTGTGATGCACGGCGAGTAGCGCCGTGTTCCACATGCCAGCAATCTCTTTCAACTCTGGCATGAGCCGCCAGTAGTTCTGTTCGGCAACACCTTCATGGTCTACATTCATGAGAATGTCTACCACTGTCAGGTGAGGATACTCTCCAAACAGTTCACGGAAGGCATCACCATGGCGAAGGATCTCATGCACGTCAGGCTTTGAGCTGAAGTCGAAACGAACTTGAGCCCATTGAGCTAGGAACTTGCGGGCCAACTCTGGGTTGGACTCAACGATTGCCTTACCATCTGACATGTTCTGCTCGGTCAGCATGGAGAAGACTCGGTTGATGATGGTGT